ACTTCAGAGCCAACGTAAATTCGCTGACCAGAAGAGAGCTTGATACTCCCTTTTTCTTCAGTATCGATTAGACCAACGTATATTCCTATGCCACCAAGTACAGTGGCGCCAAGCATGGCCACCGGTAAAACGATGGACATTTCTCCTTATCTATTGAGTAGAGATGTTTCATTTAGTCAAAGACAACGTATCCGGAATTGAGAACAATCTTATTTGGGCACGTTCTGTAAGAGATTCCATCGTGTCGTGGTGGTTCAATGTCGTATTATTATTTTTAGTGGTTGGATCCTTTGTGTACTTCTTGTGGGCCAGTCACGGAACTGCACCTCAAGAAGACATGAAAAAGATTCCATTTGAGCCGAATATGTGGCATAACGCTGTAAGAAATGTTCCCACAAGAGATTATGGACAAATTCCTCAAGTTGAAGCTGGAGATGGTTTACCGGGACATGCCCGTAGAACAGGCGCGTCAGAGTTTTGATAAATTAAAAGATGAGAAGCCGGTTTTAGGTGAAGATAAAGTTCCTGTACCGGTAAAACGTAAATTAAGAATCGTGACGAAAGACAAATGAGTGCCGCAAGGTACACGAATAAGATCAGAACTGATTCCGAAGCGCGTGTTCGGAAAGTTCAGTACCGATACAACAATGCTAATAATTACAATCCATTAGCTGCAGCATGTGATGCAAGTCCTGATTTCACTGTTCTTTTGTACACGAAAGGCGACTGCTGTTCAGCTCCGGTTGCCACTATCGTGATTATTTTATTCTTGGATGGCGGTAATGCTTACACAAACGTGTATGACGAAGGATATCCTCCTCCAACCTATCTAAATATCCTACAAGACATATTCATTCCTTCAAATTTAGCTTATAATGGCGGATCTGCGAGTGTTGTAGTTTCTTCGCCAATCTACGATTCCGGAACAGCCTCCGATAATTTTCCCAATATCTTGCAATCCATTCTCGTGCTTTCAACAGGTGTTATTCTGGATTCTGGATTTTTAGTTACTCTACTAAATCCAATCTACAATGGTGGTTCTGCATCCATTGTTTACAGCGTGATTTTAGACGGTGGAAATTCTGTACCACTATAATAACAATAAATGAGTACCGTTACAAATGTCCGGTTTCAGCTTCGACGTGATACCGCTACGAATTGGGCCAGTGCAGGAAATCCAGTGTTGTTATCTGGTGAACCAGGATACGATACAACCAACAAGATCCTGAAGGTTGGCGATGGTAGTAGTACGTGGAGCCTTTTACCCGCTATCAGCGGAGGAGGAGGTGGTGGTGGAGGGACAACACTTCCTGCTGGAATCAACCCAGGAGATTACTTGTCGTGGAATGGAGCTAATTGGGTAACTGGTGGAGAAGGTGATGTGAAATTGGGAGGATTATCAGATGTTTCTGGAACAACAAATAATAGCGTTGCAGTTGGAGGAGGAGCTAAAGCTGTTCAACTAGATGTTGTTATTGGTAGTGCAGCTCAATCGTCTGTTGGCGGTAATGTGGTTATTGGCAAAAGTGCTACTTCAAGTGGTGGTACAGCCGTTGTTATTGGAAATACGGCAACCGGTGCTGCATTTAGTACGTCGGTTGGTGGAAACACTTCTACTGGTGCTAACGGCGTTTCGGTCGGTAACGGTGCTAACGGAACTGGATCAGGTATTAGTATTGGTAATCAAGCACTTTCTGGAAATGCTGGAATAACTATTGGAGATAATGCTACAGGTTCAGCAACTTCAGTTTCAATTGGAAGTCCGTCATTCACGGTAGGAACAGGTAACGTTGCGATTGGTCAGAATTCAACAACCGGAATTGTTGATTATGCCATTGCAATTGGAAGTGCATCTGCTAATTCCACCCAATGTATTGCGATTGGAGGAACTAGTACAAGTATAAGTACTTCATCATTTGGAAGTATCGCTATTGGTTCGCAGGCAAATATATCAACAGATGCTGCTAATTCTGTTGCACTGGGATACAATGCTCGTGTTGAAAATCTAGCTGATAGCTCTGTAGTTATTGGAAGCAGTTCCTCAGCAGCTAATATGGCATCTAAATCAGTTACAATCGGAGCTAATAGTTATACCGGTTCTAACAACGTAATATTAATTGGAGAATCACTTATTGCGACAAAAAGCAATACAATACAGATAAACGCAGACGTAAACAACTCAGGAGTGGGGAGTACTCCAAATGCTAATGCGTGTTATATCTACCCTATACGCGGTGCTGATTCCGGAAATGGTTTGATGCAACCAGGTACATTATGGTATAATACAACAACGAAAGAAATTTGTTACCAGAACCCATGATTACCTACCTTTTCATGTTAGAAATTCTACATCGTAATAATAACAGATGGCTACAACTAATGTACGTTTCAAGCTTCTCCGTGACACATTTGTAAACTGGACGAGTACAAACCCAGTTTTATTATTAGGAGAACCGAGTTACGATACAACAAATAACCAATTGCGAATTGGCGACGGTGTGTCTACGTGGTTAAACTTAAACCCGTTCGGGGGCCCTACTGGTCCTACTGGCGTTAGAGGGCAAACCGGGCATACAGGCCATACTGGAGTTACTGGACCTCGGGGACTTACGGGGCAAACAGGTCCAACAGGTCCTGGAATAACCGGTCCTGGGCTTACCGGTGCTACCGGAGTGATAGGACCTACAGGATCTACAGGACCTACAGGTCTTGGTTTAACAGGTCCAACTGGAGTTACAGGATCAGTGGGTACTACAGGAAGTACAGGTCCAACAGGTCCTGGTCTAACTGGTACAACTGGACCTAGAGGATCTACTGGACTATTGGGCCCTACAGGAAGAACGGGACCAACAGGTCCTGGTCTAACTGGTCCAACTGGAGTTACAGGATACGATGGACCCACTGGACGTACAGGTCCAACCGGTCCTGGTCTAACTGGTCCAACTGGAGTTACAGGATCAGTGGGTACTACAGGATCTACAGGACCAACAGGTCCTGGTCTAACTGGTCCAACTGGAGTTACAGGACCCTTAGGTCCTACAGGCAATACAGGTCCAACAGGTCTTGGTCTAACAGGTCCAACTGGAGTTACTGGTTCAGTAGGTCCTACAGGAAATACAGGCCCAACAGGTCCTGGTCTAACTGGTCCAACTGGAGTTACAGGATTTAATGGTTCTACAGGAAGTACAGGCCCAACAGGTCCTGGTCTAACTGGTCCAACTGGAGTTACAGGTCCTACAGGATCTGGAATTACAGGCTCAACTGGTCCTGGTCTAACTGGTCCAACAGGATTTACTGGGTCAGTAGGTCCTACTGGACTTACAGGTCCAACAGGTCCTGGTTTAACAGGTCCAACGGGAGTTACTGGACCCTTAGGTCCTACTGGACTTACAGGTCCAACAGGTCCTGGTCTAACTGGTCCAACGGGAGTTACTGGACCCTTAGGTCCTACTGGAACAACTGGACCTACAGGTCCGGGGGTAACAGGACCAACTGGCATGACAGGTTACACTGGGTACACGGGATATACTGGATACACTGGCCCGACTGGACCCGGATTGACTGGTCCCACAGGGTACACTGGTCCCACAGGAACAGAAGGTCGAACAGGTCCTACCGGGTATACTGGTTATACTGGGTACACTGGAGTTGCTGGCCCAACTGGGTCTGGATTTATTATGCAGGGAACTTGGCTAATTGGCAATTCTTACAATAAAAACGATGTTGTGTATTACCTGGGAAACACGTATGTGGCTAAGATCAATGTGCCTGCATTCCTCGGCGTACCTACTTCATACATAAATTCATTCTGGTTGATCTTCACGATCGGAGCAACTGGACCTACTGGGGTAGGTTCGACTGGCCCTACCGGAAGAGTAGGACCTACAGGTTCCGGCATAACTGGTGCTACCGGGATAGGTTGGACTGGTCCTACGGGAACAACGGGACCAACAGGTCCTGGTCTAACAGGTCCAACTGGAGTTACTGGTCCTACCGGATTTACTGGACCAACGGGTTATACTGGATTTACTGGACCAACGGGTCCTGGTCTAACCGGTCCTACCGGATTTACTGGACCAACAGGTCCTACTGGTTTTACTGGACCAACGGGTAGTACCGGATTTACTGGGCCAAGGGGTCCTACCGGATTTACTGGACCAACAGGTCCTACTGGACCGTTTGCACCCCTAGTATCTGAAAACTTTGTGGTAGCGGCTGGAGATGGAGCAAATCCGTTGGCTTACAGTTATGACGGAACAACCTGGTTTCCGTCTACGAACGGAAACTCGATATTTGATGGTTCTGCGAAAACAGTTGCTTGGAATGGATCTTTATGGTTAGCTGGTGGAAATGGAACAAATAGATTAGCTTACAGCTCCAACGGAATAACTTGGACTGCATCTACAAGCGGAAATTCAAGATTTACTTCAGCGGTAAATGCCGTTGCTTGGAACGGAACGTTATGGGTAGCTGGTGGTGTTGGAACAAATCAATTAGCTTACAGTTATGACGGAATAACATGGACTGGGTCTGGGAGCGGAAATTCAATATTTACTTCAGCGGTAATTGCTGTTGCTTGGAACGGAACATTATGGGTAGCTGGTGGCACAAGTGCAATAAATCAATTAGCTTACAGCTACGACGGAATAACATGGATTGAATCTGACAATGGAGACACAATATTTGGTAGTGGTAGTGTGAATTCGGTTGCTTGGAATGGTTTGAGATGGGTAGTTGGTGGAAATGGAACAAATACATTAGCTTACAGCTTCGACGGAATAGAATGGATTGCATCTGCCAATGGAAACTCGATATTTGGTAGTAGTGGTACTGTGAGTTCGGTTGCTTGGAATGGATCTTTATGGGTAGCTGGTGGAAATGGAACAAATACATTAGCTTACAGTTCTGATGGACGAACATGGGCTGCATCTACGAACGGGAACTCGATATTTGATTATGTTGTATCTGGACTTTCCTGGAATGGAACTTTATGGATAGCTGCTGGAGAAAGTATTAACACTTTAGCATACAGTTCCGACGGACAAACTTGGACTGCATCTCCAAGTGGAAAATTGATACTTACTACTAATGGATTTGCAGTTCACTCCCGCCGTGTTTTGCCAAATGTAGGTACTTCTTCGTTAGGAGGTGCTATTGGCAGTACTGGTCCTACTGGTTTTGGCAGAACTGGTCCTACGGGTCCTGGCCTAACTGGTCCTACCGGATTTACGGGACCTACGGGTCCTGGTCTAACCGGTCCTACTGGATTTACTGGACCTACAGGTCCTGGTCTAACCGGTCCTACTGGACCTACCGGATTTAATGGACCTACGGGTACTACTGGACCTACTGGATTTACTGGATCTACTGGATCTACTGGTCCTACTGGATTTACTGGATCTACAGGTCCTACGGGTCCCGGCCTAACTGGTCCTACCGGATTTACTGGATCTACAGGTCCTACGGGTCCTGGTCTAACCGGTCCTACCGGATTTACTGGACCAACGGGATTTACTGGACCTACAGGTCCAACAGGTCCTACAGGACCGTTTGCACCTCTAGTATCTGAAAACTTTGTGGTAGCTGCTGGAAATGGAGCAAATACATTGGCTTACAGTTACGATGGAACAACCTGGTTTCCGTCTACGAACGGAAATGCGATATTTGATGGTTCTGCGAAAGCAGTTGCCTGGAATGGATCTTTATGGGTAGCTGGTGGAGATGGAACAACAAATAGAATGGCTTACAGCTCCGATGGAATAACTTGGACTGGTTCTAGTGGACCTACTGGCGGAAATGCAATATTTACTAGTGAGGTATTTGCTATTGCTTGGAATGGATCTTTATGGGTAGCTGGTGGAAATGGAACAAATCAATTAGCTTACAGCTCCAACGGAATAACTTGGACTGGGTCTACGAGTGGAAATTCAATATTTACTACTTCGGCAACTGCTGTTGCCTGGAATGGTTCTTTATGGGTAGCTGGTGGGCAGGGAACAAATAGGTTAGCTTACAGCTCTGATGGAATAACATGGACTGCATCTGCCAACGGAAACTCGATATTTACTAGTGTGGTATATGCAGTTGCCTCGAACGGATTGAGATGGGTAGCTTGTGGAAATGGAACAAATCGATTAGCTTACAGCTCCGACGGAATAACATGGATCGCATCTGCCAATGGAAACTCGATATTTGGTAGTGGTAGTGCGAATTCGGTTGCTTGGAATGGATCTTTATGGGTAGTTGGTGGAAGTGGAGCGACAAATAGGTTAGCTTACAGTTCTGATGGAATAACATGGACTGCATCTACTAACGGGAACTCGATATTTGATTATGTTGTATCTGGACTTTCCTGGAATGGAACTTTATGGGTAGCTGCTGGAGAAACCATTAACACTTTAGCTTACAGTTCTGACGGAATAACATGGACTGCATCTCCAAGTGGAAAATTGATACTTAGTACTAATGGATTTGCAGTTCACTCCCGCCGTGTTTTGCCTTACGTAGGTACGACCACAACAAATATAATTTCATTATTACAAAATCTTGGGGCTACATTACCTTCTGGATACAGGACACTGGCATACAATCCAACAACTGGAGTACTAGGTTATTTTGGCAGTTAAACGACTAACTTGCCTACAATTTTATGAATAGATAAAGACGATACACCTGATGCATCAGACACAAGTTTCATTTGAGTTTTGGTTTTCAGACCCATAATATGGGCAACCACCCCGGCCACAATGGTCTTGGGTGTATGCTCAAAATCGTCTTCGGATTTCTTGGAAATTTCAACTAGTAAATCCATAATTTTCTGGCGCTGGTCGTCGTTCAGCGAAAGAGATGCACACAACCGCTCAGCAATCCCAATTTCCGTTTGCAGAACAGTATTATTTGTTACCTCAAAATGTGTCACAGCTTTGCACAGTGACCGAATGTTCACAAGAAACATCTTCGCAATTTCCTCGTGACTCCGCGGAGCTCCGTTATTTCTACAAGCCACAAACACTGCTCCACCCATCATTGCACGGCGTGTTTCGCCTCTGACTTTCTGAGCGTCCTCTAGTTGTTTATACAAACCACAAGCGTCCATCACAATAGATTTCGGCAGACCCGCGTGAGTACATGATAACTGAATAGCGTCAAAGATCGACATCCATGAGCGCTGAGAGTTGGAGGAAAGCGACCAGCACGATAAACGCTGGATAGCTTTCAGTTTCACGTCTTTGGCAGTTAGTCCTTTGAAAGACATAACTGATCCATATGACGATTCAGGGAGAAGATCTGATGTTGTAAAGCCTGTGCGGCCTTCATCTTTTCCCTGATCGTAGTTCCGCCATTCGGCACCTTCATCAATAATCCGACCCATCATTGTTCCACACAGTGTACATACATGCTCACCTTCATCAATTACAAGTTCATGTTTACAATTACTCATTTTTAGTATGTTTCAGCACTATCCTTTTTAGCATTCGTTTTACGCGACGCAAATACCGATTTCATGACTGACCAGTTTGGAGGAATGAATCGTACAATATGTTTGTGAACATGTTCCTTATACAGAAACTTCACTTTCTCACTCAGTTGTTCTAAAAACAAAAACATGGCGTATGCGAAAAACAGACCCGAAACGTACGTGTCAATCTGGAGATCAAGAACTTTAGATATCGGAAATATGGGCGCCCATCCACGCGTGATCTGGGTCGTCCAGAACGCTACTGATCCAATAATACCTAATTCAAGTCCAATATCTCCAACTTGGTACGCCAAGTGTTCAGCCTTCCATTCTTTGTCGCAGTCGTCAAACAGATGGTAAAGCAAAACCGATAATAGAAGACCTATTAAAGTATAAAACAAAGCAAGAATCACGATATTCATAGTTCCACCCAACACTTCACCCAAGTCCATCATTATTATCTATTCTGGGGCATAAATGTTTCACCGTAAATCTGTGGACGGTAATTGGTTGCAAGTATCTGTTTATTACCGTCGCGAGTTTTTACTGGTTTTACCCATGAGATCAGAAGGTTCTTTTGTTCTACGACCCAAACCCAGTACCCTGCCTTGGAAAACTCTGACACTAAATGATCTAAAGCCTCTTTCAATGAAAACAGGGGATACCCAAACACATAGGTAGGAACAGGGTAAATTATATAAGGAGCATCTGAATTGTGTACTGCTTGACGTCTAATTTGTGCTTGAATCTGGGCAATTATGGGATTCATGGCTGCCATACGATTAGATCTTCTCTCTTCTTGTTCATCCCATACGTCACGCGCACGCAACATCTCTGCTTACTCTTACTATAAGAATGTCTGTGCCATTCCGCACTCTTGGGTTAGGCGGTGGAGGTATGAAAGGTATAATGTACATTGGCGCTCTGCGCGAACTTTCACGGCATCAAGATTTGGTGTTTCCTGATGGCGTGTACGGAGTTTCGGTAGGAGCGATTGTTGGAACGTATATTGCTTTTGGACTACCTTTGGATTTAGGAATTGAAGAAGCGTTCAAGATATCGTCATTTATTCCGGAACCGGATTATTCAAAATTACCTGAAATGATTTCTATGAAAGGTGTGTTTTCCATGGACGTTTTGGAAACGTCGCTCGTAAACATGTTTTTGACAAAAGGGATAGATCTGCGCACGAAAGTTATTGGCGATACCAAAATGCCTTTGTACATCCTGGCTTCCAACTTAACAAAAGGTAAACCCACCATTTTCTCCAAGAACGTCCCGATCTTAGACGCTTTGAAATGCTCGTGCTGTATCCCTGGTGTTTTCCGACCGCAAGTTCTGTATAATCAAGTATATGTCGACGGTGACCTGTTTGTGCCTTCGGTGGACAAATGTATTCCTGATTTAACTAACGCTTTGTGTTTATCACTAAAGCACCGGAAGTCTGATAATAAGTTTACTCCTTCAACAATTGAAACCATGTCCCCAATATCGTATGTCCATGACATGTACACTTTAGTGACATACAACTTTTTCAAACAAGTAAAAAAATCGTGTACTCTACAACTCCACTATCCTAACTTGCACAGCACTTCGGATTTAAAGGAGTTTAATGTTCCCGATATCCTGAAAAAAGCCAGTACAGACTTATCCCGATTTCTCGGCACCTAGAGCAGCTACCATAAAAGCTCGGAAGTTAGCGACAGTGGGTTTACCGCTCATTTCGTACATCTTTTCGGCCGTTTCTACTTTTATGGTAGGATACGCCTTGATCTTGTACAGCGCCGCCTTGCCTTTATCGGCGTAGGCATTAATTTCTTCGAATATTACTCGGTGACCTCCGTACGTATAATTCTTGGTCTGGACTAGCTGTTTGAACGACGCAACTTCAGGTTCGGCATCTTTACAGTGAGGACACCATGACGCAAAGAAAAACATGAACTTCACAGTTCCAGGTTCAGTAGCAGTATCCGGTGTAGGTTTATCCTCAGCTACTGGTTTCTGCTGGATAATCTTGGCTCCCGGCCAGATTCCGGTGTACGCACGGATTCCCAATATAGTTATCAGAACAATAATAGTTGAAACAATCACGGCTGTGACTATACTACTCATCTTGTCTAAATGAAGGGCATAAAAGTTTAGTCTCCTTCCTCAGGACCTCAAAGTAGTTGCGATATGATTCCTCAGCCGTAATCCCGGTCGTAATTTGAACCCAAGCTACTTGATAGGTTTGTCGTTCGGGTTCGTATGGTTTTGGGATGATGGCGTACCATTTTCCATTGTAGCGAACGGTTGGTGGCATGTTATACCTCCACAGAAACAAAGAAGCCAAGATTTCCGTTTTGCACCTTTTAGTGCCCACTGTTCAAACGTGTATACGTTGCTCATCGACATATTACACCTTGCGCAAATAGGGTACAAATTAGATAAAATGGTGGGACCGCCTTTCGATTCCGGAATATCATGTCCACACTGAAAATCAAAGACCGTGATTTTATTTTGGCACCATGGCGTGAAACATTTGGCAGAGTATACTTTACCAAATTTAGATATCCAAACTTGTTCTCTCAAAGCTTTAGGAATTTTGGCTTTGTGATGCCCTGACATTAATGTCTTAAGAGTAATCGTTGAAAACGGAAATTGTTTAATAATTCGGAAAAGGATCAGTAATAAGATGTCTAAGAATATCCATAACGTTGTCACGGATGTGCAAGAGAAGGTGACTGCCGATCATTTCCCTGTGACCGGTAATCTTCCTGATGGAGTTCATGCATGGACGGTTGTTGAATTTACGGCCGGGGACTGCATTCTCCAATTCGAAGTTCATCTTGAAAATCAGGTATCGTGTGTTCTCACTCAGCGAGGGTTTACCAATGATCAGCGCGATACCATTATGGAGATCTTTACGAATATGATGTTTGATTAACTAATTAAAAAACGAAATCAATTTGGTCAGAAATGACCTTTTTAATACAAGAAGATGCCGAAAGTTCACCACCCTTACAATGCGCTTGACAAGATGAAAGATGCGATTGAGCGTCAGCTGGGGCAGAGTGGCGTCAGCATGAAGTGGGAGCAGTCCGAGTACTGTGACCGAACATTCATTGTCTGGCTTTACAGTGGCGAACGCACTTACGAATACAACCTGAAATTCTACCCGGAGTTCTATGCGATGACTGCAAACAGCAACTCGTCTAGAAGTCTTACGGCATTGATGCGGGAAAAGTTCGATGAGGCTATCTACTACTAAAAACTAAAACCAGACCCGAGATGGGTCATTTTTTAATGACCAATTTCGTGTTTTTTACGGTGTCGTGTGTCATGTAGTTTAGGCGTTTAAGGGAAGCCTACGAGGTGGGCGCCAATACCGAAGCCGGCACCCGTGCGCGCCGACGAGCCGACCGAGGGGGCGTAGATATCGAGGATGGCGAACGTGGCCAGGGCAACGAGGGCAATCATGCCGATCTCCGACAGCTTGAGGCCCTTGCCGGGGAGGAGGTACGCCGCAATCGCAACAGCCAGACCCTCAAAGGCGTACTTGATAGCACGAGTCGTTAGGTCCGAGAAATCAACTCCAGCAGGGGCGGCAACAGACTTCTGCTCGGGCATTTTTATAGAAAAGGACAGAGAAAAAACGAGTCATTCTTTAAATGAAAGTATGTTTGGTGACTTTGGCCATAGGTGAAAAGTACCTTGAAGAGTACAACCGACTTTTCCGTGAGAGTCAAGAAAACTATGCCCGTAAGTGTGGTTACGATTTTAGGGTTTTGGATGATTATTTGGATAAAGATCACACCGATCCAAAAACTATAACATTGAACAAGATTCTGGTATGTAGTCAACCTTGGTCGGCCGAGTATGATTTTATAGTGTTCATTGATGCCGATATACTCATTAATATCAAATCGCCCCCTATTCATACACACATTGACTTTGGTGACAAAATAGGTATAGCAAACGAAACTGACCAAACGCCCTCTTACTTCATGAGCAGTTTTCGTAAGTATGTATATAATTGGAAGGACGGCGCAGGATATTATGCAAGTAGTGGATTTACTGTGAACTCTGGTAAGATTCTTAATACCGGAGTTCTGGTCCTTCAACCGAAAAAACACCGCGAGTTTCTTGAACGAGTTTACTACAAATATGTGACGTCTGATTACTACAATCCTAATATTCCCAACAACTTAGAACAAAAAAGCCCGTATCATTATGAACAATCAGCGGTTGGGTACGAGCTTCAAACTCATAACATGTATGTTATTATATCAAAAAAGTTCAACTCAATATGGTTTCTTCAAGCAACTATTAATCGATCAATAGGCGAAATGTTTGTACCCTTTACATTCCGCATTCACCGACGAAACATTCTTACGTATTTTAAAGAAACATATTTCATGCATTTTGCAGGGAGAAAAGGATTTTCGAGTGTTCAGGAATTGCAGAAAAACAACCACCTTTAGATAATGAGGCGCATCCGCGTAAAGGTCGTAGTTGATCCAGACGTTCAGAAAAAGTACACTATCCCTCCAGGACAAATTGAGTTTTATGTTACGACGTACCTCAACGATCCAGACGGGTGGTCCACGAAGGGTTACTTCTTTGAACCTGTTTCTTTTAATCAAGATGTGACAATTCACTTGTCATCTCAATCGACTATTGATAAGAATTGCGGATTAGAAGGAAAGCTGTCGTGTGCCGAATTAGGAGGTAAGACTATGTGGCTGAACTCTGATCGATGGTACCATGGTGCATCGAAAAGCAAACTTAGCTTAGATGATTATCGCCAATATATGGTTTCCCACGAGATGGGACATATTTTGGGGTACGATCATACTGAGTGCCCATGCAAGAACTGCCCTGCTCCAATCATGATGCAACAGACCAAAGGGATAGGACAGTGCAAACCTAATACGAAAGTTCTTTAGGGTAACTGCGTTTGGTTAGATATTATCATTAAACTTTTGATAGTATTGTCATGTTGTACAAATTTATCAATTGGAGATGGAATAAAGACTCGTAAGTCATTCTCATTAATTATGTTATTTAATAACAGATCAATTGGAAGTGTATATCCATACTTTGAATCATGATCTAAAACTAGTTTCTTTACTTTTGGAGATACAAATAATGCATATGTCCCCCAAGAGTTCGTCTTGAATGTTTGCGATGGCAATCCTACAAAGTTTATTTTTATATTTAGGAGCTGTGACCAAGCTTTTGAAACTCCAAGATATATTATATCGTAATTTGAAGCATTCCATTCAACAAGTTTTATAATGTTTGGGTCTGTAATAATACAATCGTCTTCAAAAACAATAACTGGTTCTTCAGGATTGATTTTGTAGATTTCTATATGGCTAAGATAACATCCACGAGCTCCAGGATTATCCATAATTGCTGGAAATACAGTGGCATCAGTCAATTGTACAAGTTTGTCTACATGTCGTTTTCGTTCTTTAGCACTTTCAGCATGTATTACATATGATTTAATCATTTATATTCGTTAAATATAGAACTTTCACATAGGACTCCATTAATAAACAAATGCCTCGCGAAACTCTACCCACGAAGGAAACCGATGGAACTGTTATTGATTACCTTGAAGAGGACCCTGAGATTCCTACGCAGCGCTACTGCATCATCTCCTTTATTTCACCTGAAAAGGTGGTTAAGCAGAAGGCGGAGTTCTACAACGAGAAGTTTGTAGAGTGGATGGCGTATGAGTGGAAGGTCAAGGGTTTGGAGCATCTCATGGCTTATGTCGCCAAGAAGTATTCTTTGAAGGTTGACGACCTTTTCAAGGATATGGAGGAGTTCAAGAAGGTACATGAGGCCGAGGTGAAGAAGACGGATGTCCCCGAGCAGTACCAGGTTTTTCTCCTGAAGAACGAGAAGGAGGTTGAGGCGAAGTTCAATGAGCAGGTTGAGTTTCAGACCAACGTTCGTGGCGTCAAGCTCCGTCGCGTGTTTGCAAATCTCGAGGAGTGCCAGACGTACGCCAAGGTCCTGCAGCGCCGCTACCCTAATGACAATCTTTATATTGGTAAGGTTGGTGCGTGGCTGCCGTGGGATCCTTCTGAGAACATGATGCCCGAGGTAGAGTATGCCGAGAAGGAGCTGAACGAGATGATGCGCAGGTACAAGGAGAACGAGGTGAATCGCGAGATTTTCTTTGAGGAAGAGAAGGCTCAGCGCATTGAGCAGCAGAAGAAGGAGAATGAGGCGCGCCGTCGTAAGAATCTTGAGGATGTTAAGAAAGATGCAGGTCTGGCCGATACGGCCGATATCGGTCGCGCGATTGAAGACAATGTTCACCCTGCCGAGGGCGGTGCGCCCCGTGATCTTTGAGTTCCTAACGACGCTTGGTCTGACGGCGGCGACGTGTTGAACGCTTCCCTGCACGGCGGAATATACCTTTCGCCTTGTTAAACAGATTTGACGCTACCGATTTTGCGGATACAGGTGCTGGAGATCCCACATTGGGATCAACGGGTGTGGGTGAACGAGGTATCTTTTTGACCTCTATGACGTACTTACTCGCAATTTCTGCTAGAAAATCTGCGTCGGCTTTCCATATGTCTGTCGCACGTGTAACGATTTTACCAGTTTCTGGGTTCAGCTGGAGTTTTATCTGATAGAATTGCCCACTGACAGGATTAACAATGGCAACTAATGTGTATCTCTCGTATAAATGGTCCTCCGTGTCATACTTTAACACATTAACATCCGGAGCACCGTTACGACTTTTACTCAGTTCTTTGGATAGAGATCCGTACTTCGTGAGAACATTCGTTAGAGCTTCGTTATCAAACCCAAATGATACCATTATTTTTACGCAAGATTAATGTTTCTTTTTGGTCTGACGGCGGCGACGTGTTGAACGACGAGTTTTAGATGTATTCTTTTTCCTACGTCCACCATTGCTGTGACAGCTTACAAGCCATTCTGGAGGAATTCTTGGTACCTCTACTACTACTTCGGAATTACGTTCAATTGGAAATCCTGCTATCCATGGATACTTACAACGTGGTGTAGGGAACCTACTTTTTTCGTATGTTATGATGTTACTGCAAGGATTTCCAGAATATCCAAACTTTGAATGACCATCTATTCTTCTTAAATATTCTGTCATCGGTATTCGTGATTCCTGTAGATCAAAATAAGTACCCATGGCTCTTGTTTCGGATGAATAAACAAACGTTTTTTCTGGGTCAATTCGTATTAGAGCAATTGCCGATTCCTTTGATGGCACAGAATACTTTTTTATCATACCTTTCGGTGAATTTCCATCATATGAACTTTCAAATGTAGTCGTATCAGAATTATATGGTGCCCTAAAAAATATTAGATTATCGTGTTTCGGGTCACGATGGGTCGATCTAACTGGTAACCCAAGTTCAGGATGTACTTTACGTAATTCATTATAAGATAGCAATCCTTCTCTGCATATATTTTTAGATGTACCCCATGTTTGTATTAGTATTCCTCTGTTGGATCTAGGATTTAAAATACAAACATCATTAGTTTGAAACAAAATATCCGAAGACTCCATTATTTTTAGGCGGTATTAATGTTTATCCTTACCCTCTTGTTTGACACGGACCCAAGGATTCGAGCTCTTTTTCCTCAGAGCATCAGGCGAATACTCATCTTGGGCTAACATTGCACTAGAGAACGGTTTGTTATCAGTCCACAGCGAGTTATCACATAAATGAAACGGTGGGTGATCAGAAGCTTTGTACCAGAACACTTGGTCTTCTAATTTATTTGATTGAACGCCGTTGCAAATCACCAGGCATTCGAAATTTTCAGTGCATTGGTCCATGAATTGACAGAACATTTCAAACGTGGGAAACATACCGGCATAATTGTCGTATATACGACGGCGATTATTCACGATACTTTCGCGAAGAATAAACACGAAATCCACGTTCGTACGAAGATTAGGTGTGATTCCAAGAGGGTACTGCATCGTAATAATTGTCATGACATCAATGTGGCGACCGTTCATGAAAATGTAGCGCGTAGATTCCTCTTTAATCCATGATGCATCATACAAACAATCATCCAAAATCAAAAAGGCACGAGGATCTGTGCCTGAATTTCCGCCTGATCTCTTTTTTTCTTCGTTACGTGCAGTCTTTACACCTAATTGCCGCTTAATCACATTCATCACGATAGAAGGATTGTACTTATCGTGAATCAGTTTGGAAGGAACCATATGCTGGAAAAACTCGTTCGCAACTTCTGTACCTGAAATCACCGTTCCAATCGGGAAACAGTGCTGGGTATTAAATAGAATATCGCGAACCAAGAACGATTTTCCGGTATCTTTCTTTCCAATAACGACAATCATTGGGGATTTACGAGAATCTATCTCGCACCTGTCTTTCAACATATCTATATTGAACTTCTTGATCTGGAAGTTCATCTACTTGCTTTATTGCGTGTAGTTTTTAGTTTATGTTTGGGACGCCATAATAATATGGTCAAGCGGAAACCATCAGCCGGAAGTGATTTACGGACAAACTCTATCGCCCTCAGCCTTCAGCGACACGATACGAAGAGCTTGAAAGCTCAGCAGTTTTGGGGCTTGAACCATCTCCAGCCTTTTTTTCCTCCCATCCAAAAACTGTTTAAAACTGAAGTTCGGGATTCGCCACAGGAGTTTGGGTTCAAGGTCAATGACAGTATTGCCTCAATTGTAGACGCCGAGCACGTTCGGACGTCCAAGGGAGCTGTAGTTGAAGTTCATCGCAAAGTCACGATGCTTCTTTCTCCCTTCAAGTGGATGCAGGGAGATTATGGAACGGCACTAGGATTACCTACGTCTGAAGAAGAGTCGGCTGAGATCTGGCGCAAGATCCAGGATCCAAACAACGCTGCATATGTTGGTGCCCTTCTGTCCACTGTGCTAGCCCAGTCTGGATGCCCCCATTTCCCGAAAGTGTATGGAGTGTTCACGGGGGTATCGGAAAAGCATACAATAGATATCTCCGACGACTACGCAGAACTGTCAGAGCGCTCATGGTTTTCTTCCAATATCGGAAAAACATTTGATATCAAGTTAACAGACGACATCCGTGAAGGAGATTTCAAGCATACTCGTGGAGCCCGTGCAAACGTCTTATTAGGCGAAGATATGGTTCTTGATGGCGTAAAGGAACTTGAAGCTCCTGAGGTAGGACCCACCGAAGCCGCTGAAATGAACCCTATGATGCGTGATGGAGAAGAAGATTCGGACGACGAGTCGGATTCTTCGTCGGTATCTACATCTTACGTTTTTGGCCTTAAGTCATGCGATTGTGATTCCGACGAAGATGAAGACGAAGACGAAGACGAAGATGATGGTGAGCCGTTTGCGTGGGCATCGTTTACTAACGTTCCCGTTCAGGTCACGGTTATGGAAAAATGTACTGGAACTTTTCACGAACTGTGTTCTGAGCACCCTGATCCTCCTAAACATCTGGCATGGTTATCCCAAGTTATGTTTGCTCTAGCGTTTGCTCAGCGTAATTACGGATTCACTCATAATGATCTTCATTCTAATAATGTGATGTACATTTCCACCGAAAAGGAGTTTTTGTATTACAACTGTGCCGGTTCTTTTTACAAACTTCCCACTTACGGTTACTTGATTAAACTCATTGATTTCGAGCGTGGAATTGGATCAGTGAAAGTTATGGGAATGAAGGAACCCAAACTGTTCATGAGCGACCATTTTTCGGTAGATGAAGAGGCTGGCGGGCAGTTCAATTTTGAGCCTTGGTACATTTCCAAATACCCCGAAATCAAACCCAATCCTTCTTTTGATCTGGTACGTCTAGCTACCTCAATGTTCTGGGACCTTTTTCCAGAAGGTCCTAAGTGCCTAGATTATCGCAATAACCAGGTATTTAAGTTTTTTATGAAATGGTTATCTTTGGATGACGACACCTCGGTATTATTTGGAAAGAGTGACGATAAGCATGACCGGTATCATGGCTTCTATCTCTACAAGGCGATTACTCGGCTCTGTAAAAATGCAGTTCCACGAACTGAAATTTTATCTTTGAAATCTTACTTTGGTACTGACTCACTTCCGGCAGGAGAAGACTGTTGTGTCATTGAAGCTTGAGCTTTCTTTGCATGGTATTTTTCCTTCTTTTTACGTAATATTTCTTCTTTGTTCTTGTAATAATTTTCTTTAGTCTTTTTATCACGATCTTCCTTGTTTGTGTAGTAATATTCACTCTTCTTCTGTTTTAATTCATTGCCTTTTTGTTCTCTGTACTTCTTACTATACGTGTGGTTGTATTCAATACGCTGTTCTGTAAGGGGTCGGTTGTATGTTTCAAAATATTTCTCTCGTTTTTCCTGCCGTTGTTCTTCGGTAGCAAATGAAAGAATAGTATTCAAACACTTTTCATCTTTACGTGCCTCATAAATAAATTCTGATTCACGTTTATTCAGTTCACTTCGCAAATTACACGGGAATTCTTCTACAAGAGTGATTTTCACCTTGTTCCAGCCTATCTCGTTTATGTGTTTATACACGCGATAGGGTTGTGTAGTTGATGCTTTTTTATGACCTCTTAGTCTTGTATCAAGACTTCCAGTTGTAGCGCCATAATAATAGCATCCATCGTCACATTCAAGTTTATATATTTTGGAGTGCTGATAATTCATTACTCTGTTTATTGTATACCGTGTAAATTAATTGTTTGCCTACAAACATTAAAATGTTGGGCGGCCAATGAACATATCCTGAACGCTGGGGACTTCCAGCGTCTTCACAGCATCCGTAACAACATCCGTTGTGGTCGCAAATACCACACCGGCTGAAATAATACCTCCGAACAGTGAGAGCTTACCTGCATCTGTCCAATTAATTGGCTCGCCCTTTGCCCGGCGCTCTAGAGCGTACACGATAAAGCACACGAGGGCTACTGAAACCGCAGCGATTGGAATGATCATTTATTTTGCGCTCAATCAAAATTTCACATATTTAGAACGAGAGTATCTCCCGCTTTTCCCTCAATTTCTTTTAGAGGATCATCCTCAACCTCCTTCTCCACCACATTCTTCTTGGGCTCTTCAGGCTTATCCATATCCTCAAACTCAATTTCAGCAACCTCTTCGCTCACCTTCAGTTCCCCACGACCATCGTCGCCGCTCTCGGATCCTGACTCGGAATCTGACTCCGACTCCGGCTCTGGCACATCATCCTCAAACTTGACCTGAGTAGGTACCGACCCGGCCTTCTTTACTGGTTCCTCCGGTGCGTGCTGGATGTGAACGGGTAAGGACGCAGACTGCGGCACATCATCATCTTCCGAAAAGTACTTCTTGGCAATCGCTTCCCAAGGCAGGAACGAACGAATCACCTGCTCCATACATTCCGTCACAATCTTTTCAATATCCTGACGGTTACGTGCCTGCTGCTCCGACGACACACCTACCGTCTTGAAATAGTACGCCATCTGCCACATTTTGCGCGCAGAATGCTTGTACAGTTCATGAATGAACTTTGCGAAGCTCGGACGCTCAAACTCGATCTTGAGTTCAGATTGTGATCCACGGTAATGAAGAGATGCAAACGATTTCATGTACGCAATAAATACGCCCATCAGAAGATCGTCCATGTACTTACAGTTCGTAACCTTGAGAATGCGCTCGACTTCGGTAGATAGCGTAGAGTCTGACCATTCAGGGATGCGCGTGAGCATGTTCTGGAACGTGCGTAAGATCTGATCAGGCTGACCGTTGCGATCACATAGGTCCTTGGCCGAGTCGTGGATAGACCAGAACCCGTCGGCTACGGGGCTGACTAAAAGACCCACGAGGTGTTCGCGCAGATGTTCCTTGGCGAACTCGGTAGACATTTGTTAAAAATACGTACTATAAAACACTCCAAGAAACGCAATTTGCAAAAACGGATTTATTTTGGTTAACGATATGTATTTCACACCCAAATCAAGACAAGAACAAACACTCAATATGAGCACGTTTATCAATCGCCCCAACATCAAGACTGTGGAGGACATCAAGGCTGCTCGCGATGAGCTGACCAAGATCCTCGCTGAGATCAAGAAGGGCGGTGATGCTGTCAAGGTTGTCGAACCCGTGGCCAATGCTGGCGCGGGTAAAGCAGAAGAGCCCGTTACGCCTGCGAAGGCGAAGCGCGGCGCTGCCAAGAAGACCGACGCTCCGTCGGCGCCCGTGAAGGGTAAGAAGGTCGCCAAGGTGGCGGCCGGTGAAGAGGAGAAGCCCGCGGTCGCGAAGACTGCGGCGAAGAACACTGATGGCAAGCGTGAGTTCACGTTTGCCGCCGGTGCAAGTCACACCAAGCTTCTGAAGGAGGCGTTTGGTGAAGACAAGAAGGCGTTTGAGAACGCCAAGAAGGTGCTGAAGAAGCACGTGGAGGGTCTGTCGGACGATGAGTTTGACGCGAAGACCAAGGACGAGCACGTCCAAGCTTGGCTAGCGGCCAAGAACGCAGCCAAGGTCGTCGAGCCGGTGGTGCCCGAGGTTCTCTCTTACGAGGACCTGAAGGCGCTCACCGGGCTCACGGAAACCGATACGGCTGGCGTCTACTGGCACCCCGAAACGGGTCGCCACGTGACCGGACCGGCAGCCTCTTCTGAGGAAGGGCTGGATGAGGTCAAGGAATACCTGGTCGGCGAGACCACGCACCGCGTCTACAATGACGCAGAGGCGTTCCTCGGCTTTGCCGGGGTGGGCAAGTTTGCGGACATGTAAATCAAAAAACATAAAAACAACAAAACCCAAAAAATCAAAACGGCGAAAGCCAATTTTTCATTCATTTACTTACGTGACCTACGCCGAGTCTTCCGCGCTTTCTTGCCCCCTTTACGACGACGAGACTTTCCACCTTTTTTAGGTTCGCGATCTACCTTCGATGCTTCAAATGCAATTTTACGAGCTTCGCCTGTTGGGACATTCACAGGGTAAGCTGGTGAGTATCCTGGCGTCTCACCTTGCGCAACCCTACGTTTTTCCGCCTTGCTTGGCGGAGTACGGTATCCCAGCGGTAATCCTAGTCCAGGCTGTACGGCCGTATCCAGATTCATTTGTTACTCTGCCCAGAAAATGATGGTACAACTTGGAAATATTTGTTGAATGAACTTCTGGGCTTCCTGGGTAGGAATCAGTAAGCGCGGTACATAAAGTTCTTTCAGAGAAGTATTGGTAATCGGTGTCTTTTTCTTGTACTCTTTCCACACATGTTCAAAACACAGAAGTTTATGGTTCTTGATTCGACCACTGTTAATCGTATATTTGTGCAACTCTTCAATTTCGTTCGAGTAGTGTGAAAAACTGCGAATAAAAGGGTACTGATGAGTACTTGGATTGTACGCCATTTCGCACACTGTTCGCCAAAGAGTCTGCCATTCGCGCATAGTTTGGTCACTGTAGAGTGGATTTCCAAACTCTAGAGTGAAACTGAAGTAAATATCAGTTTCCATTATTATATAATTGATCTTCATTGTTCAACCCATAACGAGATGCCAAATGAGAATGAGGACAGGAAGTATGAGAATCGGGAAGAAACCGTAAGTGAAAAGTGTCAGAGCTCCAATAATCCAGTATCCTCCGCTGAACAGAGTCTGACCATACTTAGCCCCTTGAATCGTCATCGCAAGTACGAAGTATGTTTTGATGAACAAGAACACATCGTTAAACAGCATACCTACAATATCCAGTGCTCCGTCGGTAGGAGTATTTGTTACGTCAGCAGCTACAGCTGGAGCATTGATTTGAAACTTCTGACCGTCCTGGATTTTTTTGGATCCTGGCTCGTCGTTAATCGTGTAATCTACCATGAGGTACTTCACCTTCTGAGGATTCGGGTCTGGAATACCCAAGGAACTGTGACTTACCTTTAAATTGATTGACCCCTCGTTCAAGTACGTTCGTACAGCACTTGTCACATCCGTAAAATTCCTATCAAATCCATACCGTGCTTTTTTGATCTGTAATCCTGAAGCCAGACGAGCAGGAGGAGCGTCAATGTCCATTGAATCGCCGTCTACCGCTGTAGCCGTATTGCTCGCTCCGTTATTAATAGAGTATGTCACCGTAAGAGTTTTTAGCTGCCCTGGGGCCGGATCTGCAACATTTAAGGCTGATGGCGTAACTACGAAATTTAGGCGCCCGTCTTTTAACTGGGCTGAAACAGCTTTTGTTACATCTAAAGTTTTGGTACCAACTCCGTACTTTGCCGACTGAATTTTGACTCCGGTCGCCATTCTCTTACTTATTATACAACAAGGACTTACGAGCTGAAAACAACGTTGGCAATTCCACTCATCACTCGGAGATAATTGTACGATTCAACGTACGCTGTAATAGTGTAATTATACTGTAATGTCTTGACTGCATTTGCGACCTGAGTGTTTGGAACAATTGATATTACGTCTAAAGGCGAGTACAGCAGTTGCCCATTTGGACCAGTAGCTCCTGGATTCACGATTGTCGGATTAGGAAGATTCAATGTCGATTTTAGAACGCATACTGGCCCAGGCGGACTATTATTGGTTGATGATGCAACTAACGGAGGCTGGACATACGTATTTCGCAATAGAGTTTTGTTAAACATTGATCCGTTAATGTGTCCGCTTGGCTGAGTACTGTATGGCTCAAGCGAGAATGAGTACGTGTACACTCCTGGAATATCCGTAGATGTCCGACCTTTCTGATGACGGTAATTCTCCAGCTGCGAGAAGAAATATGTTTGTTTGTATGAGAACCGCTCCCTCCCGTCCAAAATAATAGACGATTCAAGAAGGATGTCGCGCTGTGATACTGCGGTGCTCAGATCGTTTCCAGTCGTGTACGACAGAGCCATTCCTGTCGTTCCTGATGTATCAATTGGAGGCTTGTAAGGATCCACCCAGTTAGTGTAATTGTCTACATCGTTGGCCAGTATACGGTCTGAACGCTGCGCAACCCATACTACCTGAGTACACAGATTCTTCATGAGTAAAGCAAGATCGTTACTAGATCCATACTGACCATTAGCCGAAACCATATCAATCTGCTTGATAATGAAAGAGTGTTCGGTCTGATTAATGTGGGCTAACTCAGCATCATTTAGGAAAATATAATTCGCTTCAATGAACGGATTGAGGTTCCAGTACATAAGTGTAGGATTCGAAGGCGCTGGGGGGATAGCGTATGTTGGCGGCGACAGGAAATTATTCATCGTCATCAGTGAATCGCTTGAATCAGGAGCAATACGCTTCCCAAAATTCGGGTTTACCTGACCATTAATTCTTTCACGGATATCGCGGATCGTGAATAGTTCGTACATGTTCGCAAGTTCAACGACAATTTCAACAATGGAGTTCTGGAGTGCTCCTAGAGGCAGAGCCGCACCTACATTCTCACAGAACCAAAAATGGAGAGGAACGTTCAGGACGCGGCCGTAAATTGACGGCTCGGCTGAGTCTGCCATGGTTGATATTGAATGAGGATACTGGTTCATACGATCGTATGCATTCGCCGGATCATACATTTCTGGCAAGTTACCTACCATCTGGCTTACCATCGCCTTCTTGTTAGCATCAAAATTTAGATCAGCGTACAATTTCATCCATTCACCGGTATGGCGCACAATCTCTTGGCCGTTAATTAGGATAGAAGCATGGTTGATCATATTGTATCCAATATTTCGAATCCACTGGAACTCGTATCCAATAGCCTGAGAATTTGAATTTAAATTTGCGTTAGCACCCTGTGTAACAGGATAGACTGGAGAATAAATGTTTGGAAGAGTCATCACGACATAACAATCATTGACTAATTGAGCGATTTGGTCAACCGTTGCTCTGAGAGTCAATGATCCCGATGCAGGAATTCTTAAATTTGTGGTCTTGAACACTAACTCAAACTGTTCCATTGCAAAATCTGTGTGGCGCTTATACACCGACCTAAAATGAGTGAACGATGGGTTCCCACATACTAGTTGATCTTGTGCACCTCTATTGACGAGCTGAATTAAACCTCCAGACATCCTTACTTATTTACTGAATAGTTTTATGTCTATATACTCCGCATTTGATGCATCCGGTACGGTCTACATTCAGACTTACGGTCGTGCAATTACATAGGCGGGTGAGTTTCAGATTCTTGGCATTCGTGTTATTAGCATGTGTTGTTGACACAATGTAGTCCGCATTCTGCGACGCCTTGAAGTCTAACCACTGACCGTTCGTGCG